GGATCTTGAGGCGTGCCGAAAGGCGTGGAAAGAAGCTGCCGGAGATGCTGGAAGCCGCTTTGAGGGCTCGCATTGGGATGGGGGACGAGTCCACCCCACCTTGTTCGCCCACAAGTCAGGAGTCGGCATGAGCGACCAGGAGATTTTCAGGCAGAGAGGAGCGTACCTGGTGCCTGATGTGGCGCCCACGCTTGATGCCAATTATGGCAACAAATGGACGGGCGACCAGTATTGTTTCCGCGATGGATTTTTCGTTTATGAGAACCACGCCCAGGATTCCCGCGTCCGTGAAATGGGGGATGTCTGCTCCACCGTGTCGGCCAAGTACGGTACAGGAGGCGGCAATACGCCGATTGTGGTTTTTACCCAAAACGACTACGGGAGGGACGCCTGTGTTGATGTAGCTCCGACATTGCGGAGCGGTCACGGCGGAGGAGCCGTCAATCAATGCGTGTGTCTCCCTGTGGATATACGCAACGCCATACGGCAGAGCGACAATGACGTGACCGGAAAAGGCTGGGGGGATGTGGGAGATCCCATGTACACCCTGACGGTCGGCGGGAAGATTCCGGGAGTGTGCTTTGGTCTTTATGAAAACCAGAGGGCGGAAATGAGGCTCTACGAAGATGTTCAGCCCACAGTCTCATGCGGAGGGGGAAAGGCTGGTCAAGGAAATAACATGGTGTTGCAGTATAATCCAGTTTATCACTACATTGTGCGCCGCCTGACCCCGCGGGAGTGCGAGCGTTTGCAGGGTTTCCCGGATGACTGGACATTGATTCCGTGGAGGGGCAAATCTGCCGAGGATTGCCCGGACAGCCACCGCTATAAAGCTACGGGAAACAGCATGGCCGTGCCGGTCATGTGGTATATCGGCAGGAGAATTCAGATTGTGGAAAGGAGGATAGCTGCATGAACACGAGAGCCCCCCGTAAAAGGGCTCTGGCCCGATACCTTGGAGGCAAAAACCGCATTGCCCCCTGGATTATCAGCTTTTTTCCGGCTCATAAAATCTACGTTGAACCGTTCGGAGGTTCCGGTGCGGTGTTGCTGAATAAGCAGCCCGCCTGGATGGAGGTCTATAACGACCTTTATGACCGGATTGTGAACTTTTTTGAAGTGTTACGTGATCCAGAAAAATCTGAACGGCTGGCCAGCCTGTTGGAATTGACGCCCTACGCTCAAACGGCCTATGACCGGTCATTTGAAATCGCTGAAGACCCCGTGGAAGATGCTCTCCGCTTTGCCGTCAATAGTATGATGAGCTACGGCGGAGGAATCCACAAACCAGGTTTCAAGCGCAATGGCTTACTTCGCACAACACCCTATCCGCAGACATGGCGGGAATATCCCGACGTAGTGCGGGAATGCGCGGCGGAACTCCGGCGCCGGAACATTGAGATCAACAACATGGACGCCCTGCAGGTCATGTCCCGGTACGATACGCCGGAAACGCTACATTACGTTGACCCGCCCTATGTGCAGTCTTCGCGCAGTAGCCGCATGAGGTACGCCCACGAGTACGACCACCAAGACCATGAACGGCTTCTTGTCTTTTTGAAGACCTTGAAAGGCAAAGTAGTTCTGTCCGGCTACGATTCTGAATTGTACGCCCGGCATCTGGAAGGGTGGAGGAAGGAGTGCAAGGTGGCTCATGACACCGAGGGCGGCAAGAAGATTGAATGCCTGTGGATGAATTACAACCCCCAACTGACGCTTTTTTGATTATGGAATTCATCAACATCCCAACAGCCTTGTTTTCCAGCCCCGAATATATCGGGGCGGAACCCATACAGCGCGCCACCTGGATCTCTCTGCTGGCCTGGTGCTGCGAACAGGAAAACGGCGGCATCATTGAGGGCTGCCGCTCCTGGGGCATGCGCCGCTGGATGCAGACCTGCGGCGTGACGGATCAGGAAATCAGCGTGGAAAACGAACTCTACCACTTTGACGGCGACAATCTCATCGTATTCGGATATCCGCATGAAATTCAGGAAACCCTGAAAACCAAAAGGAAAACCGCTCGTGAAAATGGAAAATTAGGAGGCCGCCCCAAGAAAACCCATGTTGAAACCCACACAGGAACCGACGTGGAAACCGAAGAAAAACCTACGTCGGTTATTTCAGAAACCAACGTAGGAACCGAAATAGGAACCAACGTAGCCCCCTATGTTGAAACCTATCCGAAAACCGTAAGGGAAGGGAAGGAAGGGAAGGAAGGAATTCACCCCCTTACCCCCTCTCCGTGCACCGTGGAAGAAGTCGAAGACCATCTTCGGGCCGCGGCCTTTGCGGGGCGTGTGCGTTTAACCCCCGACCAGATACCGGACTGCGCCACAGCCTACTGGGGAAGCCGGGATGCCGTCAACTGGACCCGCAACGGCATCCCCGTGACCAAATGGCAATCCGACGCCATCAGCTTCGCCACCTCCTACGCCGTCAACCATCCGCCACCCCCTGGGAACGGAGACAAAGACCCTTACAGCAACCTTGAAGAACTTTAACAATCAACAATTTCAAAAAAACATGATCGACTCTCAGACACTCATCGACGCCGAAAAACTGGTGCTCTCTCAGGCAATGGACGGCTCCCAGGCCTTTGCTGACCTCCGGGACAAGGGCATCAGCCGCCAGACATTCAGCCTCCCGGCGCACCAGCAAATCTGGACCGCCCTGGAAACCGTCGCCGGCACGGGAGGAACCGTGGACGCCCTCACCGTCATCGCCCGCCTTGAAGCCCAGGGCCAGCTTGACGCCGTGGGAGGACACGCCGGAGTCGTGGAAACGGCCACCTACGGAGCCCTTGCCCGGTACAAAACCGCCGCCGCCCTGGAAATGGTCACGGAAGCCGCCAAAAAGCATGCGTTGCTCGCGTTTGCCTCCCGGATGGCGGAAGCTGCCGGCGATCAGCTCAAAAGCGCGGAAGAAGCCCTTGATGAAGCCGAGCGCGGCATGTCCGCCCTGCGGGACCGGTGCGGCGTCCGCCAGACCGAAACCATCCGCGGAGCCGTGGGAACCATCATTGAAAACCTGCAATGGCGCATGAACAACCCCGGAGCCATCAAAGGAATCTCCTCCGGATACCGCCGCCTGGACCTGACCCTGGACGGCCTGCAGCCCGGCGCCATGATCGTGCTTGCCGCCCGGCCCGGAGTCGGGAAAACCGCCGCCCTGGTCAACATCCTCACCAACATCTGCCTCGGGGGAACCCCCGTGGGCATGTTCAGCCTGGAAATGCCGAAATCCCAGCTCCTGGAACGCATCCTCTACGGCATGGCCGGCATCAACTCCGACGACATCCGCCGCGGCAAGCCGATGACGGTCGGACAGCAGCAGCATTTCACGGCCGCCGTCAGAAAAATCACGGCCGCCCCGCTGCACATCGACGACGAAAGCTCCCTTACCATCGACAGCATCAGAGCCCGGGGCCGCCGGATGGTCCGGGAACACGGCGTCAAATGCATCGGCGTGGACTACCTGCAGCTGGTGCGCTCCACGACCCAGCAGGCCCGGGGAAGCCGTGAACGAGAAGTCTCGGAAATCTCCGCCGGCCTCAAATCCCTGGCCAAGGAACTCAATATTCCTGTCCTGGTGCTGGCCCAGCTCAACCGCGACGTGGAAAAAAGAGCCGGGAACGCCCAGGGCAAACCGGTCGTTTCCGACCTGCGCGACTCCGGCTCCATTGAGCAGGACGCCGACCAGATCATCATGATCCACCGCCCCTACATGTACAAGCCCGACAAGCACGACCCCACGGAAGCGCAGTGGATCATCGGCAAAAACCGCTTCGGCCGGCTGGGGCGTATTCAATTCCGCTGGACCGCGGAACTCACAAAATACGAGGAAGAACAGAATTATCCCGTCACCAACAAATGAGACCCCCCAAACCATCCCTGCGAAAAAACAAGCCGACGCGGCGAGGAAAGCCCGGATCCTACAAACTGCGCTTAACGCTTCTGGTGGATCCCAGAAAGAAAGGCAAACTTGTCGAGCTGGGACTTGGTACTAACGACAGACAGGAAGCCGAAGAACGCGCCAACAGCATTATCAATGCTCTGGAATCCGCCGGACTCTACCGTCTTCCCGCCGTCCGCATTCTGGAACATCACGTAGCCCAATTTGGCAAGATTGAACCTCCCCCCTTTGAACATCCAGAATTGCCTCTATGGTAACACCCCTGGAAAAATTCCTGGCAAAACATCCCACACCCTCCGGCATGGATTCAAAGGAATGGGCTGCTCTGAACGCTGCCATGAAGGAAAACAAGTTTTTCTCTTCCAAGGTGGAGAATATCAGATTGCTGGAACGGCTGCACAGGTTGATTAAGAATTATCTGACAGGAGAAAAGGAGACTTTACCCAATGGGGAAACGGTTATCAAGGTAGGAAGCGCCGCGGACTTTTCCAACCAGGCACTTCAATGGCTCCAAACCGAGGGGCTTGTTCCACCGGACGCCGAAGGCCCGAAGTATCACAACGATATTAAAAACATCGGTGCTCTGGCCCGTCTGAAGCTCATTTTCAAGACCAACGTCCGGCAAAGCATTGGGGCTGCTCAATGGGAGGCATCCATGAAACCAGCCAATCTCAAAGCATGGCCTGCTTTCCGGTTCATCCGCTTTCCGGGAGCCAAGACAAAGCGGCTTGTTCATGTCGTCAACGAAGATGCTGTCCGGCTTAAAACCGACTTTACTTTTTGGGCAGACGAAATGAACGCCGCCAGCCTCGGGGGCTTTGAGGTCCCCTGGCCGCCGTTCGGCTTCAACTCCTACATGGATCAGGAGCCTGTTTCCCGGGAAGAATGCGAACGGCTGGGACTACTCAAACCCGGGGAGCCGTTGAAGCGTCCAAGGGGTGCGGAGCGCTTCGGGATTGACCTGATTGAACGGTACGGGTACGGCAAGAAGGCCAGTACGGCGAAGTTGCCGGAGGAACTGAAGGCCAAATTGAAAAAGGTCTATGAAGACCGCTGGGGAGTCAAACAGGACAAATCTGATGAGGTTGTCTTTCCCTCACAGGAAGTGGCGAAAAAGGCCAGGGAAACGGCGGAGAAAGTCATCAAGGTTCCCTCTGCTCCCATTCCTGCGCCAGTCTCAGCCGTCACGCACACGGTCAGCCTGGGAGATGTCCCCAAGGTGAAGATGCCTGCCCCGTTGACGGATAAGGAAGCTGATGACCTTTTGCGAAGCGTTACCGGGGAAGTGTGGGCAAAGGCATCCAGACTGGAAAAGAACGCTTTGTTTTCCTACACCGGAAATGGATATGCCCGCATCAACAACGATTTGAGGAAGGGGAAGTCCAACGCCAAGGCGAAACAGATCGCCAAAGTCATTGACAGATGCAAAGTGCCTCAAGACATGGTTGTTTTCCGTGGCTGTGGGGTTTACAAGGAATTGAAAGACGCTTTGAACTGGAAAGGAGAAGAAATAACAGACGAGCTGGTTGATATGCTCAATCTCTCCGTAGTGGGAAACCCTCTCAAAGACGAAGGTTTCATGTCTGCTGCCGTAGCGGAGGGGAAAGGATTCATGAACCGTCCCGTGTTGTTCAGAATTCTCCTGAAGAAGAAAACCCGTGCCATTTATGCAGAGCCCTTTTCCAGATTCGGGGCAGGGGCCGGTAAGGACTGGGACGGCCTTAGCCCGCAAACCTATTTTAGCAGTGAAGATGAAATCATCATCCAGAAGGGAGGAACCCTCAAATTTCTCCAATTCCATAATCAGAACGGGAAATTGATCATTGACTGTGAATTGATACAATAATGATATGAAAGAAGAAACATCACCAGCGCACAAGAGAATTTGGGAGTCTGATTTCAAAGGATGCAAAACATCCCACCCTCTCCTGATGAAATGCCTTTTGTGCTCCAAGAAGAAGCTCAACCCGGGTAGTATGGAATGTAGCGCTTATGAGCGTAAACCTGATAGTATCCTCTACGATAACGCGGACTGCCCCAGCTTTGAACGCTGTATTGACGCGGAAGGGCTGCGCTGGATTGAAGGATATGTGAAACTCTCCGGAAAGGCGTACGTTCCCCGCCAGGACGATATACCTCCGGCAGGGTGGGAAAAAATCAACAAGGAGTATGCGAAATGAAGAAAGAGAGGACCGGGAAGAAGGGAAATGTTTCCAGGTATAGCGCTGCCCTCTCTGAACGCATTTGCGGTCATATACGTTGCGGGGATAGTCTGAGGAAGGCTGCCGAAAAGGAAGGCATTCCCCATCCCACGGTGATGAATTGGGCCAGAGAGAACGTGGATTTTGCAAACCAATACGCGCGCGCGTGCGAGGAACGGCTTGCCGCCCTAGAAGACAAGTTGCTTGACCTTGTGGAGAAAGGGCATGAAGTGGCCCCACGTGCCGAAATAGGGGGAACCATGTTGCAGGCGGTCAAGTTGGAAATAGACACACTCAAATGGATGCTTGCCAAGCTGATGCCGAAGAAGTACGGAGACCGTGCGGCGTTGGCTCTGGAAGGTGGAGAAAAAAACGTAGAGGTGACCCATAAACTTCCAGCAGAAGCAATCGTTCCGTTAGTGACAGCCTTGAGAGAAATATGGTCCGAAGAGGAAGAAAGCTAGGGGCTCCGGTCAGGCCGGAAGACTCTCCCGTCATCTTTGCCGCCCTGATTCTGGGGGAAACAGGGCTGTACAAATGGCAGATGCGGGCCCTTGAAAGGGCTGCCCGGGGAAAGCGGGTTGCCCTGCGCGCTGCTAATGGTTCCGGCAAGACGGACAAGGTAATTGGTATCCTTGCCCTATGGTTTCTCTGGCGCTACCCCCGTGGGCGTATGCCTATTACGTCCGGCTCATGGCGCCAGGTAAAAAACCAGCTCTGGCCTGCCCTGGAACGGCACCGGAACAACCCATCCCTTGCGGGCTGGAAATGGCTCAAGAATTGCCGCGTGGAAACGCCGGAAGGGGGATTCATCGAAGGCTTTTCCACCAACCACGCCGGGAAGGCGGAAGGCTGGCACGGGCGTGTGACGGACGAATTCAAGGATGAGCGGAAGGAACAGGATGAGGAAGACCCCCGCAGCGAGAAGAAAGCCCGTCTGTTTGACGTTGACGAGTTTACCGGAGATGATCCTTCCTCCCCCGTGTTTTTCGTGGTGGACGAGGCAAAGACGGTTCCTGATGAAATCTTTGACGCCATTGAACGATGTACGCTTCAATTCTGCATCTACCTTTCATCCCCAGGCAAGCCGGAAGGGCAATTTTATCGCTGTTTCCACGAGGAAAAAGACCTCTTCTGTCCGATGGTGGTAACGGCCTTTGATTGCCCCCATATCTCCCAGGAGCGCATTGACCGCATTCTGGCCCGTGTGGGGGGTAATGAGGATGATTCCTATTTCCGTTCCGTCGTGCTGGCGGAATTCACGCTGGAAGGAGATTTGTACATCATTGACCCTGGAAAACTGGAATGGGGTCAGCGGCAGCCCTACGAGCCGCGCAGGGGGCGCCCCGTGGCCTTCCTGGACATTGCCGCGGGCGGGGATGAAACAGTCCTTGCCATCTGCGACGGAAACGAAGCCTGGATTGAATACGCGGAACGACAGCGGGACACGGTGCAGAGTGTCCGCAAGTGCATTGCCACCCTCAAGGGGCTGGGCATTGCGGATTGTGATTTGTGGGTGGACGCTCCGGGCATGGGCCTGGCTGTCATCAGCGATTTTAATGAATCAGGTTGGTATCCGAATGAGTTCTTTGGGAACAACCCTCCGGAAGACCGCGACCGCTACATCAATCTCTCGGCGGAATGCTGGAATGACGCCGGACTGGAACTCATGACCGGGCGAGTGCATATCAGGTCCAGGCGGCCGGACAAGACGCTTTTCGTGCAGTTGACTACCCGGAAGAAAGAATATGCGGACGATTCCAGGCTCAGGAACGAGAAGAAGGAGAAAATGAAGGCTCGCAACCTGTCTTCTCCTGATCGCGCGGACGCCTTGCTGGGGGCTATATGGGCTTCCTTTCGTGGATCTTCCGGAGTTTGGACAGGAGAGGGCAACAGGCCTATTGTGGGCAAGAGTCAGCACGCCGTCAAACATACGGGGAAATTTTATCCCATTTAGGACTGTTCGTAGCCCATTTTGACATTGTTGTACCCTCCCTCACGTTGGGGCGATAATGCGTGCATGAGGCAAGCCGCCAACTACAACGTACACGCCACGGAATCCCTGCCGCAGTCTCTTGCGCTGCATTTTATTTCTCCTTCCGGTGAGGATATGGACATCAGCGGCATGACGCTACGCGGCGCGGTGGTACAGGATGGGGTGATCATGCTGGACTGTGCCGTTACGGGGGTGAGTACGGCATTGGTGACATGGCCGAGGCTGGCCGCCGGATGCGGCGCATATGATATTTTTCTGACCGACGCATCGGGCAAAGAATACCCCTTGTTGAAGGGAGCCGTGCATGTAATGTCCCGCGTTACGCCTCCGGACGGAACGAATGAGGCCGCGGCCGTGGCCGGTGCTCTTGATGTCTCCATCCCCGAAACGGAAGACGGCTCCGTGACCATTGTGGAAAACCCGTCCATTGTGGTCGAGGAACTTGTACGACAGGCCGAAGCGGCCCGGGATGAAGCAGAGCAGCTTGTGGAAACGCTGGAAGAACAGGTGGAAAGCGGGGAATTGGTCAATGAGGCTGTAGCAAATAAATTGCCGGCCGCGCTCAAGGATGCGGGCGTGGAATTGGAAGCGGTGACCGGGCAATCCACCTTGTCCAGTGGAGATGCCGCCGACACCTGGACCATCGTCGGAGGCTACGCGTTCACTTGGGGAGACGAGATTCTGGCGGGGCATCTGCCCGACAGCTGCCGCCTGAAAAGCATTTCCACCGTTTATTTTTTCACCGACCCCGCCCTGAATCAGTATTGCCTGCGGATTTGGAAGCTGGTGGACGGAGTTTACAGCCTGATCGGAACCTCCGCCTATGTGTCCAACCTGTCCAGCGGCCAGACGGCCACGTGGGTATTTACGCCGGGCGTTACGTTGCAACGCGGGGACAAGATCATTATCCAGGTATGCGAAGGGACCGAGATGACGCCCTATGCCTTGGGTATGCACGCCGTGCTTACTCCGTCCGTCCCCGGACGCGGTTTGATCACAGAAGTGGTAAACCCTCCCACCGTGAACGGCACGATGGCCCCGCTGATGACCGTGGTGGTGGACTATGACGACGGCATCACCCTGGGAGGGATGGAACTGGCTACCGCGCGGCAACTGGATAGCCTGGGGAGGGATGTGCGGCAATCTTCCGCGACTGC